ATTAACTACAACCGTAACAAAGACGAGTTCGAAGTTGTTAACAAAACAATAATGCGTAAGAAGAACTTCAAGTCATCATCTAAAACAATCACTACAGAAGGTAGAATGTTAGACAAGTTAAAGTCGTTGACTACTAATAAGAAGCAGTATCAACACGCATTAAAGACTTTAAAGGATCTTATTGCTCGTAAGAAGAAAGAGAATGGTGGTAAGTTAAGACATGGTACACAGTACTATGCACAAAAGATTGCTAAGACTTACAATGGCATGGACGATAGAGCACTTCATTCTTTATTAGGTGAAGATGCCGTTGCCAATGCACAAGATAAAATCTCTCGTGAAAAGGAAGCAGATAAGAAGAAACATGACCGTATTCTTGATCGTGCAAGATTGGCACGTGCAAGAAACAAAAATAGGGAAACCAAATGATCAATTTTAAAAAATACTTAGAAGAAGGAAGGTACTCCAACTACGATATCGTAGAAAAGGAAGGAGAAGGTCTTGCGGGTAAGTCTAAGAAATCTGGTATCTCAGTAGATACACTAAGAAAAGTTTATAACCGTGGAGTCGCCGCATGGAAAACAGGACATCGGCCTGGCACCACTCCTCAACAATGGGGTTACGCAAGAGTTAACGCATTTATCGTTAAGAAGAAAAAGGGTAACCTAAATCACGATAAGGATCTTGCATGAAAAAGTTTAATGAAATTAGAGCACCTAAGATTAAAAAAGGTCTTAGAGATAAGAAGGGTAAATTACATACTGTCGATATGAAACTCGATGGTAGTAAGTTGTCATTTAGAGTTACCGATGAGTTTGGTTCATTCAAAACCGTCAATGCAAAAGGTCTTGCAAAGATGTTTGAAGGCACTGACGTTGACAAGTTTATTGAAGAAGCACGTAAACCTGTATCTCAAATGACTCCTGCTGAGAAGAAGAAGGATGCCGAAAGACGTAAAGAGTACAACGCATACCAGAAAAGTAAACGTGAAGATGTCAAAGAACAAAACTGTGGATGTGGTAAGACTCCATGCGAGACATACGGTGACGTTGACGAAGCAATGAATCCCAAGGACAAAGCAAAACGTCTAAAACTGATCAAGAAAGCAGTTGAGAGAATCAACAAGAACAATGCTGAGAAAGCAAAGAAAGATGCACTCAAGATGATGAAGGACTCTGGGATGTTTGATGAGTCTGTAGAGATCACTGAGGGTAAGCAATCTTACGTAGATCAAATGCGTGACATTGTTGCAAAGAAATCAGCAAAGAAGATTAACGGTGTAATGGTAGATATGTTTACAGCATCTGCCGTAGTAAAAGTCTATGATGCCATAAACGACACCAACAAGGCAAAGATGGATAAAATGACTGTCCCTGCCATGGCAAACGTAGCATTCAAATTAATGAAAAAGTAATACAGGAGTAAAGATTGATTGATAGAATTTGGAGAAAGTTCTCCCACATGATGAAACGTAATAGAATTCAACGAGTATGGAACAAGGTACTATAAAAGAATGAAAAAATTTAACGACTACAACGAGATAGATGCACATTGTGAATGCAATGATCTATTTGAGGACTTAGTGATAACTGAGTCAGAATACCAAGGTAAGAAGGTGAAACTTAATGATCCTATTCGCACGTCCGAGAACCCTAATAAGAAGTTCAAGGTATATGTGAAGAACGACCAAGGTAACGTTGTGGTCGTACGTTTCGGAGATCCGAAGATGTCAATTAAACGAGATGACCCAAAACGTAGGGCATCTTTCAGAGCACGACACGACTGTGCAAATCCAGGCCCAAAGCACAAAGCAAGGTACTGGAGTTGTTATCAGTGGCGTGGTAGTGCTAAAGTAGACAATTAATATAAATAGAACAATAACCGAGATTAACCAATGGCAGACTTATCAGATCAACGACTTAGTCGGATAGAAGAAAAAATAGACAAACTATCAGATGCGATGGTAAGTTTGGCACGTACGGAAGAAAAGATACTTCAAATGGAAAAAAATTCGCAGAATGCCTATGAGCGTATGAACAAGTTTAGTTTAAAACTTGACGCAATAGAAGCAAAGGTGAACGACAACGCTCATACAGTGGGCATTATAAATAAAGTTACATTTATCGGTGTAGCATCAATAATTGGTGCCATCGTAAAAATGTTATGGTTTTAAGGAGACCTAAACTATGTCAGATATAAAGAAAACAATGGAGGCATATTTGTCAATGGTCTCCGAAACAGCAGACCTCGATGAAGGTATGACTAAAGCACAAGCAGCGGGAGCACGTAACCGTGGTGAGTCTAAGTTAGACCCTGTCGATGATAAAGCAAACGATAAGAAGTTCAAGAATCGTAAAGACAAGGACATCGATAATGATGGAGATGTAGATTCTTCGGACGAATTCCTGCACAAGAGACGCAAGGCAATCGACAACGAGAAAGACGGTGGAGAGAAACCTGCTAAGAACGAAAAGGTCAAAGCAAAAGAAGGTGAGACCGAAGCAGAGAAGGATGATAAGGAAGCAGATTCAGTTGAAGCAGATGGTGAGACTGAAGATAAACCTAAAGTAGATCCTAAGAAGAAGAAGAAGTTACCTAATAAAGATGACGGTGACGATACTCCAGAGATCTCTAAGATCGGTGAAGCATCTGCTGAGTTCATTAAAGACCTCGAAGATCTTCTTGAGAAGATGAAAGCAGGTACTGAACCAGAAAAGATTGACAGTAAAGAATCCCCTAAGTCTAAGGAATTCATTGCTAAACATAAAATTGACAAGATGGATCATGAGGATATGGAGAAAGTTCTCCCCCCGAAAGAACCTAAGTTGAAAAAAGAGATGGCAGAGTTCGAAGTTATTCGTGCCCTTCTATCTGGTAAACCATTAGACGGAGAATAATTATGGCAATTAAAGCGCCTGGTTGGTGTGCACAAGCAGTGCCAACACAAAAAGGTTGGGAAGATCCCGACAGTGGAGAGTTGTTTGTATCACGTAAGTTTGCACAAGCAGACATTGATGCATTCCATGGTAAGGTTGCAAAACCTACACCTACTCCAAAACCTGCACCAGTAGTAGTAGAAGAAGTGGTAGTTGAAGAACCATCACTTGATCTCGATGCAATGACTAAAGTTGAATTAGAAGCAGTTGGTCGTGAGCATGGTGTTGAATTAGATAGACGTGAGAAGAAGTCTTCTCTATTAAGTAAGATCAAAAAAATAGTAGAATAACTTACAAGGATTTGTTATGAAGGTGTACGTACTCACCTCTCGTGATATCGAGAGGTTAGGATGGATTGAAGAAGTTATACCGCAAAGAGAAACCGTAGTCGTGATCAATTCTCTGGATCCCGATTACGGTGCGGTTGCATCTAAATGGTGCGAAGAACGTGGATATGAACACCACATCACAGAGTCAGATGGCACACCTGCAACGGGTAAAAACTCAGTCATCAAACTATTCCTTGAATCTGGTGAAGACTACATGGTTGCCGTGGACGGTGATGATATACTTACTCGTTATGGATACAAGTTATACAAAACGATGTCAGAGTCAAGTCACGCACCAGATATGGTTGCATTGTATCGACAACCCCAGATAAAAGCATTACCACTAAATGTGGAATGGGGTGGGTTCCTTGACCGTATTTCCGATCTTCATTCGATGCCACGGTCACTAAAGGAACATTATAAACTCACATACCCATGGGATAAGTCTCCAAATTCTATTGCCAATACAAATTGGCAAAGCACAGAAAACCTTTACAATGTTTTTAGACAAGAACCATACAATCAAGATGAAGAAAAGGCATTGTGGTGGGCACATCAAAGAGAAAAGTTTAACCACCTTATGATTGCCTATAGTGAAGCAGAAGAGTTTATGTGTAGGATGGTATTCTTCTCTAAAGAAATTGCAAAAGAGATTGACTATGATAATAGTCTAATGATTGGTGAGGATACATATCAGTTCTTGAGATTGAAATTATTACATCAAGCAGGGAAATATCGTATTGCTCGTAGGAAAGAAAAACATTTTCCCACCTATATTGCGATTGCAACTGATAACTCAGTTACACTTAGTGAAGGACTATATAATTATGATTGGTTAGAACCCTTGAACCACAAAATACAAGACCTCAAGGCGTTAAAACCAAAGACACAAATATTGGAAATAATCGATGGAACTTACTTATAAAACATTTCAACTCTGGTCTGCCCAGAACTACTATAACCCTACCTGTATAGACAGTGAGGAATTCTTCAATGACTTGAAGAGGTTTAAGTATGTCAAACGACTGTTGAATAAGTATGAGTCTTCGGGTGAACTGAGTGAAAGACTTATTCTAAATCACCTAATTGTTATTATGAATTGTTGGGGTGCTGAGAACATGGTAGAGATGTTGGCACTCAAGATTGATCCTCATCACTGGTCTGCATTAAAACCCTTTCTACTATTCACCAGAGCAATAGAGAACACAGATCTTACTGGAATCGACTTAGATCCAATCGTAGTAGAAGCACTGAGAAATTTATGACCGAACAACAAATTGACCGTTGTGGTGACTGTCATTCGTGTTGTAAATCCTTTAGTGATGTTTCTACCAGTGGTGTTTATGAAGACCCAAACCTCATATCTGCTCTCAATATAACATACGAATATGATAGGTGTAATCAGTTGAACTCTGATAACCGATGTAGCATATATGAGAAACGTCCTAATACTTGTAGGTCGTTCGAGTGTTTATATGTAGAGTCAGATCTCCCAGAGAAGTACCTACCAGAAAATGTAGGGTTTGTAACCAATGTAAGAAGAAACAACTCACTTGGAATAAACTTGCAGATTACTATAAATAGATCTAAATCCAGAAACATTAATGTGGACTCATGGATTGATGAGAACATAAAAAATATAATCTTCATGAAGGATACTGCTGAAGAAATGTGGGATATGCCTATTGACAAGATAGCAGTGTCATGTTATAATGGTGACAAGGTATTTAAATTATGATAGTTCCAACTGAATCAAAATGTGGTGATTGTACTGTATGTTGTCAAATTATGGGATTTACTGGTAATGCTAAAGGTGCTGATAGGTATAATGAGGCAGAGAAATATGGTGTAGTGTTTCCTCTATGGACAACCTGTAATAAGTTATGCGATACTGGGTGTAGTATACAAGAGGACAAACCAAGAATATGTAGTGAGTTTTATTGTTCTTATGTTAAGTATGATCTTGAGAAAGACTTTTTCCCTAAAGAGTTTGGTTTTGTGGCACATATACAACCTTATGATCGTGCAATAGGTATCATTTCCATGGATAAAACATTACCACCAGAGATACAATATAATAATAATAAAGAAAAGTTGGATATGCTTATAGATGATATAAGGGTAAATGAAGGCAAAATGATGGTAGTCTGGTTACATACCGCACAAGGTTCAATGAGACTCCCGTACCCGTAGAGGACAATATGAAATACTGGACATACGCACCAAAAGATGTAGAGATCTTTAACGAGAAGTTGAGGATTAAAATAGATGAGTTCCCAACAGGGAAGCAGTCTCAGAAACAAGCATCGTCTCACTATGATGGGTACAATCACCCCAAGTCATTGAATATAAACTATCCTGCGTTTCAAGATTTCCGTGGATATGCTTCGTGGCATAATCCAGATGCTAAAACAGGTTATGTTGATTACCCACTCCCACCTATAGATCGAGATCCACATCAACAATACAAGACTATCTTATGGGAAGGTATTGCACCATTACTGCATAAATTCTCAAGAGATGTAGCAGTAAGACCAGAGACAGGATTGAACTATCAGATATTTGTTGATATAATGTGGTTTCACCAAATGTATATGGGTGACTATGATAACTGGCATAATCATTTTGGATGTCAGTGGATAGGTATATATTATGTTGACTTACCCGAAGGTGAAGAAACCGAACTTATGGATTTCGATGGTAAAGTAGAACAAGCAAAGGTCAAAGAAGGTGAACTACTTATATTCCCATCTGGATATGCACATAGGTCACCACCGAAGATCCATGATGATACTAAGACAATTATTGCTTTTAACTTTAGTGTGGCAACCAAGTATTCACAAGAGATGTTAACCAAACTAAAAGAGACACACCCTCAAAATTATTTTGAAGATGTAACGATGGCAAACAAATTTAAGGTATAAATAGAACTATGGGTATATTAAAATCAGCAGCGGACTTAGTCTACACAATACGATTTCTCAAACTATTAGTAACACCGTTTGAGAAAACTGATGCGTTTAAATCGGGTATCGTAGACAAGGACGGACAAAAGAACAAAGACTTTAATATGGATAAGGTTGTCGATAGGGAAAACTATCGTTCACACTATACACCATTTCATAGACTTGTGTTCAACCTAAAAAGGTTAATGGCAAAGGTTCCTGGCGGTCAGTCGGTAGTCGCACGTTATGGAGCGGCACTGGCATTGATTAAGGAGCATGGAGAACTAAGTGACTCACGTGTAGATCAAATACACGAAGAAACGGGAATTGATATTCTTGATTGTCTTGCAGAAGAATCACAGTGGTTCATGCAAGAAGATGACGAACTTTGCGAAGGAATGTATCGCATACAATATGACACCATGACTTCATCTTGTGAAGATGCAGTTAAAAAGGGTGATCAGATTCGAGTAAGCAATGGTAGTCCTGTTCATGAGGTATTGGGTTTAAAGATATATGAAGGTACCCACATAAAGACTTCACATAGGGTGTTGTTCTCAACAGCAGAGATTACTAAATGAGTAAATTAATAACCACACAAATGAAGTTCGAAGAAGTCATGATTGATGTCAAAGGGCACTTCAGAGGACAAGAAGAACCAGAAGGTCATCCACTACTAAGTAGTGCTTATGATAAGATTGTTCAAACAACTGCCAAAAGATGCAAACCATTAAAGATGATGGAAATTGGAATGAATGCAGGACATTCTGTAGTCGCATATTTACATAACTGTCCAGACCTTGTAGTACACGCAGTTGATATATGCGAACACCCATATGTAAAAGATTGTGCAGAAGCAATCGAAGCAGAGTATGGTGACAGATTTCAGTTTGGTCAGTGTGACTCACAAATTATCAATAAGGATGGTCTGATCGGATATGATCTTGTACGCATCGATGGTGGTCATCATTGGAAAAATGTTACCAGTGACTATGACAAGTGTAAGGTAAGTGGTGTTAAGTATGTTATTATCGATGATCTGGAAATGATTCAGATCCGTGATTTAGTTGATCACATCGTTAAAAGTCCTAACCACCCATACAAATTTCTTGGTCGATCCGTTTATCCTAATAGTGATGGTGGTAACACAACTCAAGTAGTTTTAGAGAGGTATGACGATGTTACGGTTTAAAGAATATAAAGGATGGAAAGGGGTTGGATTCGAACCTCATATGATGTATGATCCCAAGACGGGCAAAGGTTACAAAGCACTGAAACCCGCAGACCATGAACGCATGAAGAAGTTGGGATATACTCACGACAAACCAAAAGACGTAGACGAGGAAATGACATCTACTGGATCCGTAGTAGGAACAGGGGATGATAATCAGACCGTGGTTATGCGTAAGAAGTATGACAAGAAGAACAAACGTAAAGATCAAATAGACGTACTCAAACGTTTTATTGCGAAACAAAAGTAATGCCATACTCGCAGAAAGTCATCGATAGATTTGAAGCAGTTGTTGCTAATCCTCAGAAGCATTCGGTAGGTAGATTAGACCGAAATGATCCCAAGGTTGCGACAGGACTTGCGGGTGCCCCTGCATGTGGTGATGTCATGCAACTACAACTATTATTAGACGATGATGATAAAATCATTGATGTTAAGTTCAAGACCTATGGATGTGGAAGTGCAATTGCATCTTCGTCATTGTTCGTAGATATGATGATGGGTAAGACTGTCGAAGAAGCAAAACTCATCAAAGACAAAGACATTGCGGAGGTATTAGATTTACCCCCAATCAAACTACATTGCAGTGTATTAGCAGAAGATGCTATCAGACAAGCAATGGTAGACTATGAGACAAAACAGGAAGACGGTTATACTCATCCTATCTTAGATGGGGATAAACGTGGAACTGACTGATACTGCCATAGTCCATGCCACCAAAAGAACAGGTGGTGAGAATCCTCAGTTCATTAGAGTTGGTGTTACTGGTGGTGGATGTGTTGGATACGAATACTATATAGAGTATGCAACAGAAATTGCCGACAGTGATAAGATTACTGACTATGGACAATTCAAAGTGGTCGTGGATATAGACTCGCAACCATTCTTAGAAGAAGCAACATTAGACTATACCAAAGAAGGAATCAACGAGTTCTTCAAGATAGTCAACCCCAAAGAGACAGCAACCTGTGGATGTGGAGTTTCTATAGGTTTTGCTTGACAAACGCATTTAAGTTTGTTATAATGTCTTAAACAAATCAAGGATTATATTATGAAAGAAGACTATTGTTGCACCTACATGGATCATGTGGTGTGTATATGGTACGGTGACCAAACACCCGAATGGGTTCAAAAACTCTCAAAAGAAACACCAAAAAATAAAATTATCTTCGTACCTTTAGATGGTTCCGATGATAAATACCTCTACCCCGATAGATTTATAATCCAGAACAGGGAAGCATCTCTAATAAACCATTTCTTATGGGAAGAGTTGTTGACCGATGAAGAGCAGGATGCTCGGTTGTGGACGATGGTTGGTGAATTCGTTGACAAGGGGAAACAATATATAATAGAAGATTACGAGTTCACGCAAGATGAACCATTTTACGACTACAGCAGTGGAAGGGATTGAATGAAAATAGATAAGAAAAAAGATAAGTTATTAGCAGATTATGCAGTTGGAATGTTGAAGGACTTTTATT